ATGAGGAATTGTCTAGGTCTAATGTAGATAATTGTATGATGCAGATGTTATCTGCTGCTCATTTAATTGCTCAAGCATTAATGTATTTAGCTCCGCATTTTGAAACTATTAGAGTTCCTTGTGTAGTAGGAAATCATGGGCGAATGACACGTAAACCTCCCATGAAAGATAAATATATGGATTGGGATTATCTTACATATCAATGGATTGCTGCTTTTTGTAAAAACCAATCTAATATGACTTTTACTATTCCTAAAGCATTTGCTCAGATTATTGAGGTTTGCAATAGAAAAATATTGTTGTTTCATGGAGATTCTATTTCAGGGGGTGGTAATTCTCAATCCATTCATAAAATGGTGGGGGCAATGAGAAGTGTGACCCAGTTTAGACAAGCCTTAGAAGCAGTAGTAATTGAACATGATGGAAGTTTAAGTGATACTTTTACTGATGTGATGTTAGGACATTTTCATAGAGTAGATATGTATGATATTGGGACTGGCTCTGCTTGGATTTGTGGTACTATGAAGGGGGGAGACGAATTTTCGTTAAATAGGATGCATAGTGTATCTGCCCCCAAACAAGTAATTACCTACTGGCATCCCGTTTATGGTAATGTAGGAACAGAAACTGTTTATCTTCATAGATATGATGAAGTACCCAGCATATTTACGGCAGATGTTGGGACTGATGTATGGATACAGGCTTATGAAACAGCGGAGAAATAGAAGAACTTTTGAGGAAAGAACGGGCTTTCCTCTGAAGCTTTTACAACCTGGATATTCAGGCGATTTAGACTCTGATGAATTGATTGTATTAAGTGCTGAATTAACACGCAGTAGTAAATTACGAAAACGGTGGGGGTTTAAAGATAACGAGAAAATTACAATTGAGAGGATTAAAGAATTAGCGTTAGGGGAAAGTGAAAAGAATGGACAGGATTGATACAGATAAATATTTTTTAGAGATTGCCAGCATAGTAGCTAAGAGAAGTACTTGCATGAGACGGTCAGTAGGGTGTGTCCTAGTGGATTCCCAAAACCATATAGTGGCTACGGGCTATAATGGTGTACCCTCTAAGTTTACTCACTGCCTAGATTCTCCGTGTGAGGGAGCCTTCTCGTTATCTGGTACTGATTTAGATTTATGTAATGCTTTACATGCAGAGGTAAATGCATTTTTACAACTTAGGTCAGATGATGTTCTTACGGCGTATCTTACGGTATCTCCCTGTTTTTCGTGTGCTAAAATGTTTGCTAACAGTAATGTTAAATGGATTGCAGTAACAGAATTATATGTTCATGAACAAGCCATAGATTTATTGAAGCAAGCGGGTATAGCACTGAGAGTAATTTCGTAAATTTAAGTATAATAAAGAAGGTGGAAATTATGACTTTACAAAAGATGATACAAAAATCTCAGATACATATCGAGAAAGCTGTGCATTCTAATTTAATAGATATTTTATCTAAGAACAACCCTGATAAGCAGTATAGTCATGCTCCAGGTGGAGGAGTCCAGGTTTGGGAAGAAGATGCTGATGTCCAAATGGATTTAGATTATTACGGGGGAAAACGACAAACCAAGGCTAATGCCATAGCTAAACAAAAAGCCTTAACTGCACAGAGGGAACGAATAGCTAACGGTACATTTGCTGAAAACCAGGTAACTCCCGATATCCATGAGAAATTACTGAAGCGACTTTCTCGTAACGGAAATTTTCAACGGTATCTTCCTTAAAGTATTCAGCATAAAAGGAGATAAGATATGGTAAATGTAAGTAAAGTGACACCAATACAAGAATATATTATTGCTCGACATTCTCGTTTAGTGGGCCGACTTTTGGATTTAGTGGAAGCAGCAGTTCCTGAAGGCACTCAATGTGAAAAACTAAAGAAACTAGTTCAAATTCCTTTATATGATTTCAGGAATGAGATTCTTAAACTTACGGTCAATGGGGAATTACCACCAATGGACGAAGCATAATCAAATTATAGTATAAAATTAGAAAAAAATTGAACTTCGTAGTATAATAATATGTACGAATAACGTACATTATCTCTGTCGGGAAGTCGGAGGTGGCTTAGACCAACTTCTTGCAAGAAATAGGAGGAAGAATATGTCCGAATACGATATGGTTGACAGGTTGGAGAAACAGATTGAAGGCAGTAATCTGGCTCTCGCTGCTGTTGCCGAGGTCTTGCAGAAGATGGACTCTCGACTAACAAAAGCGGAAGACGAAGAGTTTGAAATGGCACAAGATGAAGATGATGCGATGGAAAAGCAGGAAATTATCAAAGCTGTGGCTGGTGAAGTTTATGGTTTGATTAAGGCTGATTCCAGTAATCCTACTGGCGCACAATGGGGTATGGTAGAGGAAAAGGCTAAGGGAATGCCTGACGGTCATGATGATATGGAAAAGGCTGCTCCCAAACCCCGTGGTACCGATAAGGTGCAAGTGGTTTTGCAAGCTATGCAGAAACAGCTTAACTTGCTTAAGGAAGGAATGGAAGAAGAGTATCCTGATGAAGAGAATGGAAGGGAAGAGGGTGACCCTAGAGACGAGGAAGACGATGATGAGGATAATCCTCATGAAGAAGAGATGCAAATGTATTCGGTAGAGAATGGACAGTATCCTGCATTGGAACAGATGCAGAAGCAGATTGCCCAGCTTACTAAAGCGTTTAAAGGGCAAACGAATCTTAAAAAGATGGTACAGGGTGAAACCGAAGGCCGTCTGAGGAAGATGGGATTCCGTGAAGAGACTTCTCTCACTCGTCCCACCATGATTCGATACGAAGATAGCCTTGGAGTCGATGGCTCCACCCCAATCACTAAGACGGCTGATAGTCCTGACGACATGGTTGACCAGATGATGAACATGTCTTATAAAGACCTACGGGTACTTCAGGAAAGGATTGAGTCTGGTGAAACCGAAGGAATCCCTAGGGAATTCATCGGCTAAATAAAGCATAAGGAGAAAAATTATGGCAAATCCATCTCTAGCTGAGTATATTGCTCAGTCACAAAGGGGGCTTTACCAGAGCGTATTCGGCCCTGGCTTCATGAAGAAAGCTGGTGCTGGTGTTGGAACTCCGTTTACGGTTGATGGAGCAGCGGGAGTTGCGTCCAATATTTTCAATACCACCTATGGTCGAAAAGTCTGGCAAGCTCTAAACAACCAAACTAGGTTCTTTAATGCTGTACCCCGCACTGTTTGGGGTAATACAGCTGGTTGGAGGGTACGTTCAGACCGTGGTACTGACCGTTCCAGGCCCATTCTTGAGACTGGAAACCTTCCCACCGTTGACATTTCCCGAATAGAGACTATTAGCAGCTTGCCCCGAATCGTTGCTACAACCTTCGGTGCTTCTGTTAAGTCCGTCTTCACCGCCCAGTTGGAAGGTGGTGTCGGGGATGTGCTGGCGTTGGAAAATGAAAACGCCCAGCTAGACCACATGAAGGAAATCAACTTTGAAATTATGTCCTTGTCAGCTGTACGAGCTTCTGCTGGGGCCGCAACCACGTTTGATACTGGTAGTAAAGCTATTTCGGATAACTTCCATCTAGGTGATGAAGTTGCTCGTTATGATGATAGTGCTTCTGCTCATGACCTCGCTAGTGGTGTTACCATTGGTGGGGCTAGTAGTGTTAGTCACACTGCTGCTGGTCAAATAACAGTAGACACTTCCAGTCCTGCTTGGGCTGCTGCTGATATTGCCTATATTGTATCCCGTGCTGGGTTCACCAGTTTGGATGACCTCGTAGCCGAAGACCTTGCTGCCGCTGCTGGCGGTCAAACTAGGGTGAAAGCTTATGACCTTACGTTAGGTGGACGAACTGCTGGCGGTTGGAATGCAGGAGCTTTTGTTTCGCATAACGCTGGCGTAGGCCGTGACCTCTCATTGAATCTGATTGATACTTGTATTCAGAAGATTCGTGAAAACGGTGGAGAACCGAAGCTCATTTTGATGGGCCACGACCAATATTTCAGGTTGGAGAGGCTCCTCAACTCCCAGCAACGGTACATGGGTCAGGAAGAGTACCAAGTTGGTGTGGGTTCAGAACGAACCTTCCCAGGTACCCGTACTGGTCTAGTGCTGGCAACCTACATGGGTATCCCCATTCTACCCGATGCTGATGTGCCTAAGTCACATAGCAATGCCAGTGCAGCTTTGGGGTCAAATGTGTATGTTCTAGATACGGATTATATAGAACTTGCTATTGCCCAGCCTACCCAATACGTTGAGAACCGTGACTACTTCGCTGCTAACAGCTTGGTTGTCAGGGGCTTGCTGTACACTCTTGGTGAGATGCGCTGCAAGAACTTCTTCGTACAGGCTAAGATTGCAGACCTCAATGCCTAACCACCACCTTTGGGGGGTAGGAGCCTTTTGGCTCCTGCCCCTCTCTATCAGTAAACCACATCTGGAGGAAATATTATGGCTCTTACGATAACTGTTCCTGGTAATGCTTCGGATATGGCGGGTGTTCCAGGCAATAACAAATATGTTATTAAACGAATAAAGTTTGATAGCAGCTATGCTACTAATGGTGAGTCTTTGACTGCCACTACTTTAGGATTGGAATCACTTCATGTGATGTTCATCTCAATGGAAAAGAGTGGCTACGTTGCTCAATATGATTATGCAAATGAAAAGGTAGTTTTATATGAGGCTGGCGCAGACGGAGCTATATTGGACGAAGTAGCAAACACTACTGATGTCTCAGCTGTCTATGTCCGTATATTAGCATTTGGCCGTTAAGAGGCCATGGCTACAAGACCAGATACTGAATTAGATGTTAAACTAGCCGTTTATATGGAACGGCTAGATTCGTATATAGAGAGCCAAACTAGATTGAATGAGGCTATCTGTCAGAGATATGAAAAGATAGATGAAGAACTAGACGAAATTAAACAATGGAGAACTAAAATTTATGGGGCTAAATCGGCTCTCTTTGTTGTGGGGGCCATTTTTATTCACTCCGCAGTAGTCTTGGGAAGCCTCATTGGAATAATGACATGGTTCTCAAACAGGTAGGAGTTTTACATGCCGAATACAGAACATTTTCCTGAGAATTGGCTTTCCTGGGAGATTGACCCAAGTACTAGAACAAGCGTCCATGTATGGAATAAGTATGTTCCCATTGATGTTAGCGTAGGTACTTCAGCAGTTGACTTGCTGAGTGTATCACGGGGCATACCCTCCGTCAACCTTATTAAGAATCCTTCGATTGAACATGCTACCATCACAGAATTCATTGCGTCTGGCTCTGCAATATCTCAGAGTAGTGCCCAGGCTGCGTCTGGTAGTAATTCTCTTCTAGTCAATCCTGCAAATTCCGCAGCAGGAGAAGGATTTTATTGGGTGCATACATTTGCGGGACACACAGAAGGTACCCATATTTGCGCTCAAGCTGAAGTACGAGGAGCATCGGGGTCAGGAGACGTTAGAATAGAAATTCAAGATAGTGATGGAGTTGTGTTAGGTAGTAGTGCTACTATTAGTTTATCTACTAGTTTTCAAAGAATGACTCTTAGTTATCGAGTTGCAGACCGAATAGCTGCGGTGCATAGAGTAGCTATAGTATCAGTTACTCAACATAATATTGATTTTTATGTAGATAAAATTGGTGTTGAACAACGCCGAGATGGTACTGTTCAAGCATATGTAGATGGTTCACTTGGTTTAACTTATGAATGGTTTGGTACGGCTCACCTTTCTCCTTCTAAACGACGAGCAGGAATTAATGTAGTGAGAGGGTTTAAACTAAAGAATGGACATGGTTCTCAAACAGTATACATTGCCTTAGACCATACCGCAAGTGCAACTACTGGTGTATTATTGAAAGCTGGAGAAACGTGGGAAACTCCCTGGCCTCTTGATGTACGTACAAATATATCTGCTCTAGCATCTGGGGCTAGTACCCAGGTATATGGGGTAGTTTATGGAGTACATGAGGGCTAATGGGATATATAAATGCCTCTAAAATTGCTCAGTATCCCCCAGATTTAAATCGTTATCAACATGTAGATGATGATTCCTCTGTTCTATGGCTAGAAAAAGCTCAATCTGGTAAGGTATCCATGGAGGATATCAAAGAAGCTCTTGCTGAATTTACTAAGTTGTTTAAAGTAGGAATGGCTTCTAAAGCAGAAATTCTTACTTTAGCCAGAGCCTTCCCCGATAGTCCTGTCTATACTGAAGCTGCCAGAAAACAAGCTGAAAAAGATGAGGATGAACCAGTTGTTATTGGTGGCCCTGCTTCTGTTTCTCTAGTAGATAGAGAAGGACATTTGATTACTACGGGAGCTTTGGAACGAGCTTTTAAAAAATTTATGGACAATGACAGAACTCGTAATGTCATGGTGCTACATTCAGATGTACAAGTAGGCTGGGCTTTACCAGCCTACATTTCTAAGGGTGGACAGATTTTTAAAAGTGGTGTAAACGATAACGGATTGTTTTTTATCTGTGAACTACGTGACGATACTGCTATTGCTAAAAAGGTATCAGACCAGATTCATAAGGGAATGCTTAAATCTTATAGTATTGCTGGAAGTGCTACCAAAATTCAAAACATGACTAAGGGATTAGTTCCTTACTTACAAGTAGATGATATGGAATTAGCAGAGGTTACAATCTGTGAAAAGGGAGTTAATCAGGGAGCAGGATTTGAGTTATTAAAGGCTGAAATGCCCCCAATACCAAAATCTCCACGAATACTTGCACCCATAAGGAAAATAAATATGCAATCAAACGAGAATGGTACCATTAATTTTAATAAATCTTTTACAGCTTGGATGCAGAAGGAAGCCAAAGACCCCTTGACAACCAAGGAATCTTTCGTTACACTTCATAATGAAGCAGGACGTAAGGCTGAACATGAACAGCTTATGAGAGAGTATGGCTTTCCATCAGAACAGTCATATGAAACTATGCGCTATGTTCCAGTAGTAGAAACAGAAACAGATGATGATGGAATACCTATTCATAATCTTCCTCCTTGGGTAGTTAATGAAGCTGGAGAAGCTTTAGGTGATAGGCTTGATGAAGACGCTCCCGATTACGATAAGTCTGATAAGGCCAAGGCTAGACAGAAAGCTGGCTCTGCTCAAAAAATGTTCTATGATTTTATGGGAATAGAAAAAGCGGGAGAGGGAAAAGAAGCAGAACGAGATGCATTACGCCGTGTTAAGGCGAGTGAAGAACAAAGGCGAAGGGCTGCTCCAGGCCAACCTCCTACTACAAACACAGAAGAAAATGCACCTCGTTCTCCTATCCCTGGAAGGCAAACACATAAAGAAACACCTGGAAAAACAGCGGGAGGGGGCTTTGGGCTTAAGGGCGAAGAGATTGCAGAGAGGGCTAGGCAACGACGTGCAGCAACGATAGCAATAGCTAATAGAAAAGGCAGTGCGATTGGGCAGGATACCCCTGACCCCACGCCAAAAGATTATAGCAGGGGAACTCCACCAGGCTTTACCCCTGGAGAGGGTGGAAGGGAGGAAAGAAAAGCTTCGGGTAATCTTAGACCACAAGATTTTGGTGGGGAAGCCCCTAAAGATTTTACCCCTGGAAAGGGTGGAAAGAAGGAAGCATTAGATAAAAGACCAACTGGGAAGCTTGGCGCACCAAAAACAACTAGGCCAATTCCTCAAGCCGTACTAGACCGTGCCCGTCAAAAAGGATGGAAATCGAGGGGCGAAAACATTAAAGGAACAGCCGCTGAAGAACGGTCTACTCTAATGGGCCAACTTCGTAGGACAGGACAAAGTATTACTCAAGGAGGAAGGGAATTTGTGTCTGGAGTGAGACAAACCACTCCTATAGAGGGCCGTAATGTTAAACCAGGAGCAGAGCCAGTAGGCAAGCGTGGGGGAATATCCCACAAACTAGGACGAGTATTACGAAGTGGTGCTGGGGGCGTGAGAAGGGGTGCTGGGGGCGTTAGAAGGGGTGCTGGGGCTACTGCTGGAGCAGCCAAGCGGGTGGCTCAAGCAGGAGAACAACAGCGACAAGGATGGGCAGATAGGGTTGAGAGTGCTGTTGCACCTCGTAGTAACTGGGGGCCGAAAGAACAAGCGGCTAATCAACAAATGAGAATAGAACAACATCATCAAAATTTAGGAATTGGGGAAGGTAGGATATTTAGCCATCCCGATTTTCATGGTCTTGACCATGCCCAGCAACGGGCACAAGTTAGGGAGAGCATGATGCAACGAGGAGGTAAAACCTTAGAAGACCATCTTAAAAATTATCAACATCTTGTAGGTAATTATCCAAGTACCGATGAGAACGGTACCGCTGGTGACAAGATAGGACATGTTACGGTAAACAGTTTACCCGCAGGCCATCATGCTGGAACACCGATGGACAATAATCAATTCCATCAATTGATTCAAGATGGACATATAGGATTTGAACCTACCCCTAAATATGCAAATGCTAATTGGCAAGAACATAAGGCCCACGTAGATTCTCATATTAGGGATGCTAGTCATATTGCTCCTGCAATTGAAGGGGCTGCTCCTCAGACACAGATTTCCTCAGAAGGGGCTGATGCTGGACAAGGGGTTGTTCCACC